ATGAGTCAGAAACCATCAATCCCTAAGGGAACACGTGATTTCGGTCAGCAGAATATGGCCGAAAGGAATTATATCTTCGACACCATCAAGAAGGTCTTCAGGACTTTCGGCTATGCCCAGATCGAGACTCCGGCTATGGAGAATCTGTCAACCTTGCTCGGAAAATATGGCGAGGAAGGGGACAAGCTTCTGTTCAGAGTCCTGAACTCCGGTGACTGTTTCTCAAAGGTCAACTTTGAGGATTACTGCAATGAGGAAGGGGGAGTGAACAGTGTCGCTCTTTCCAAAGAGATTTGTGAGAAAGGTCTTCGCTACGACCTGACCGTGCCTTTTGCCCGTTTCGTGGTCCAGCACCAGAACGAGATCTCCTTCCCGTTCAAGCGTTTCCAGATCCAGCCGGTCTGGAGGGCAGACAGGCCGCAGAAGGGACGTTACCGTGAGTTCTACCAGTGCGACGTGGACGTGATCGGCAGCAAATCTCAGGTCAATGAGCTTGAACTCGTGCAGATTGTGGACAAGGTGTTCAGCCTTCTGGACGTGAATGTGCTCGTGAAGATCAACAACAGGAAGGTCCTGACGGGTTTCGCCGAGATCTGCGGATTCCCGGACAAGGTGGTTGACATCACTGTGGCCATTGACAAACTTGACAAGATCGGCCTTGAGAGCGTTGAGGAGGAGATGCGTGAGAAAGGTCTGACCGACGGTGCGATCGCCGTGATCGAGCAGATTCTGAAACTGTCCGGTTCCACTTCCGGGAAACTGGCTTCGATGCGCTCGCTGATGAACGGCGGCTCCGCTTCCGGACTCGTTTCCGAGACAGGCCTCAAAGGTCTTGACGAGCTTGAGGAACTTTTCGGCCTGATCGATGCTGCCGGTGTAAAATGCCCGGTAGAGATCGATCTTTCCCTTGCCCGTGGCCTGAATTACTACACAGGTGCCATCTTTGAGGTGAAAGCCCTTGATTTCCAGATCGGAAGCATCTGCGGAGGCGGTCGTTACGACAATCTTACCGGAATATTCGGTCTTCCGGATATGTCAGGAGTGGGCATCAGCTTCGGCGCCGACAGGATCTATGATGTCTTGAAAGGCTTGGATAAGTTCCCTAAGTCATTGGCTTCCAGCACCACGCTTCTGTTCGCTTGTATGGGTGTCGAAGAGCTTCGCTACGTCCTTCCTGTCGCCACCGCGTTGCGCTCAGAAGGTGTCTCCGTTGAGGTTTATCCGGAGCCGTCAAAACTCAAGAAGCAGTTTGACTACGCCGAGAAGAAGTCCATTCCGTTCCTTTCCATCAACGGTGGCAACGAGGTCGAGGCCGGCGTCATCCAGCTCAAGAACCTCACCACCGGCGAGCAGAAATCCTTCGCCAAATCCGACATCGCCGGAATGAAGGTGTTTATGAATATTTCGGATTAAGAAGCTGTTTTGAATTGTTTGAAATGTTCTTTGAGGTGAAAAATCTTCATTTTCTTCCCGCTTCTTCAGTCAGATAGCACCGCTATCTTCCTTGGAAGAAGCGGTCGAAACTGAAGTTTTTCACTCTCAAACCTTCAAACAAACAATTCAAAACAGCTTCTAACTGTTTCCAGAATATTCCAGTTCGGTAGCTGAGCTTGTCGAAGCGACCAAACAGTTTTTGGATGGATATTTTTAGATAAATATTTGCATATTCAAAAATAATCCGTACCTTTGTAGTCCAATATCGCGGGGTAGAGCAGTTGGTAGCTCGTCGGGCTCATAACCCGGAGGCCGGAGGTTCGAGTCCTTCCCCCGCTACGAATTTGCCGCAACTTCTTGTAAATCAAGGAATTGCGGCAAAATTGTCAAAAATGCTGCGCCAGATTTGCGCCAAAAAAATTCGCTGTCTGAGCCGGTTCCTGTCAAACCTTTGTTGGGGAGTTCAAAAATTTCCCCAACAAAAAAAATGTCTTCAAGTCTCCGCACGACGAATGGCTTTATTCCGGCAAAGGTCGCCGAAGGAAAGCGTTGGTATGTTGAATTCTATTGCCTCGATCCGGAAACCGGTCGCATGAGAAGAAAGAGGGTGTCTGTGCCTAAGATAAAAGGCGTGACCGCCCGCAGAAGGTACGCCAACGACATGGTCATCAACATCAACGACCAGCTCTCGCAAGGATGGAATCCCTACCTGTCCCTGAACAATCCGGAGGAATACACTCTTTTTGATGATGTCTGTGAGAAATACTACCGCTATCTGTACAAGTTGACGGAATCGGACATCATGCGCGTCAAGACCTACAATGGCTACACTTCGTTCCTGAACGTGTTCCGTGGCTGGAACAGCGAACAACACAAACCGGTGTGCTATGTCTATCAATTAAAGTCATCAGTTGTCTCGAAGTTTCTCGACTGGCTATGGCTTGATTGCGGGAAGGCTGCCAGAACCAGAGACAATTACCTCTCTTGGCTTCGCAGCTTTGCCGGATGGCTTATGGAGAAGAACTACATCAGCGAGGACTTCACGGCGAATCTTACTGCCGTTCAGGGTAAGCGCAAATGTGCAAAGAACCGCACCGTCATCCCGAAGGAGACGATGCTTGCCATCCGTGAATATTGCAGCGACCGCAACCGCCACTATCTTTTGGCTTGCTATGTTCTCTATTATTGCTTCATACGCCCTAAGGAGATGAGCCACATCAGGATCGGTGACATTTCGGTAAAGGGAGGCACCATTTCCGTCAGGGCCGAATATTCAAAGAACCGGAAGGATGCCGTGGTAACCCTCCCTGATTGTGTCCTCAAACTGATGCTCGACCTCGATGTGCTGTCAAGCCCCGCTGACTGGTATCTTTTTAGTTCCGGCTTTCGTCCTGGACCTGCACACCATCCGGCTAAGCATTTCGGAGACTTCTGGACCTACCATCTGAAGAAGGATCTGAGGCTCCCTTCCGAGTACAAGTTCTACAGCCTCAAGGACACCGGCATAACGGATCTGATCAAGGCCCGCACCGATCTCCTTTCTGTTCGTGACCAAGCCCGTCATCACTCACTCCAGATGACCGACCTCTACACCCCTCTGGAGACCCGCACCGCCAACGAGTCCATCCGTCACCACGAGTCCTATTTCTAACCATTTGTTCACGTTACTACCACTCGACAAGGCTGTAGGAGAGACCGGCGCCGATGTAGGGTAGCGGGGTGATGCGGTTGTCCTGGATGGTTATGCCGTAACCGGCCTGAAGGGATAGGGCAAAATGAGATCTTTTTCGTGACGGGACGGAAATGGTCCGGGGCACGACCTTCGTTTCCGGAAAGACCTGGATCAGGTCGAGGCTTGGCTGGTAGCCGGACACTACCGCACGATAGTCCTTGCCGGAATATTCCTTGCGCTCCTTGGGGAGCTGGACGAATGTGGTGTCGTGTATGATCACGATGTCGGGATAGGCGACAAGGAGTGTGTCAGTGATGGTGGTTAGGATGGGGACGGGGGTCTCGACGGTGACGGTGTCCCTTATGATCAGGGTATCAGCCTTGGGTGTCTCGATGGCTTCGGCGACCGCCGAGCGGTAGCCCAGCCTCCAGCTCAGGACGGAGACCGTGACCACCAGCGCGGCGACAAGCAGAAGGATCCACCCCGGCTTCATCGCCTCACGCCTCCGAGCCTGTCAGCCCAACGCTCCGTGAAAAACGAGTAATAGCTGATGGTGCCAAAGCACTTGAATGAAGAATGCAGCCAAGCCCAAGTAATTGACGGAATGCCAATGATAGGCAAATACAACCATCCGAGATAAAGCGATTGCCTCGTATGCCCCCACTCGTGGTCGAGTGTCAGACGCACATAGGAGTTTGACAGCCAGGCATACTTCAGGGGCAGGATTATCCTATTTCCGAGACTGATCCCGCCTCTCATCTTTTGGGAATATAGCACCTTTGCTCCGCGGTGTTCGCCCCTGATTGCATCGTCGTGTCCGTACCACCGGAACAGCAGCAATCCCAGCAAGTTCTGCGGCAACTGCCAGATGTAAAGTAATACTTTAATAAAATCTTTCATATTCTTTGAATATTAGAGCCTTTCTCCCTTGTATCGTCTATTATAGAGCAGCTGTCCCCGTTGCGGCCCGCCCCTGCGGTGGCTGAGATGGACGAAGTCAGGATAGAGGATCATCTGGTCCACCTCCCTCCAGATCTCCGGCGTGTCCCTGACAACCTTCGCCAGCAGGTACGGGTCAGCCGCGGCCACGTCCGCCGCCTCCCCCCTGACGTGCTGCGAGGTCGGGACTCCTCCCACCGCTTTGTTGAGCTCCGGGCATCGGTAGCCGCTGTTTATCCGCAGCGGCCTCCTGACAATGTCACGCAGAGGCTGGAGAACCCTTTCCGTCAGCTCCTTCACCGCGTCACGCACATCGAACGATGTGATCACGTTGCAGATGCCCTTGCGCTCCGCCGTCGGCGAGGTCTCGAACTCTCTGTAACTGAAATCCTTACTGATTGTTCCCATCATCCTTTACCCCCTTTACGGCTCCGCCTCCTTTCTCGATGCTGACAGCCCCCTCGATGTTCGCCCCGGTCTTTGCTTGCACCACGGCCTCGATGACCTTGGCGGCATCCACCTTTACCTTTGCCTGACGTCCGAACCGACAGAAGTACCAGTTCTGGGCGATGGAGATCAGCTCCACGCCTATGACGACAAGCATCAGCCCGGTCTCTATGACCGTGTAGCCCGTCGCCACGGCGAGGCTGGAGGCCAGCAACGCCCAGCAGATGTACTCCACCGTCTTGCCTATCGTGCGCCTTATTGCGCGGCTTATCCTGATTTGGTCGCCCTTGCGTCGGGCGGCTCGGATGCCGAACACGAGGTCGATCAGGATGACCACGGCGGCTATGACGAGATATGGCAACATCCGCACGAAAGATTGTTGGAAGAACAGCAATAGTGTGGCCGATATCCCCGTGCCGACCACGACACTCCCCGCGGAGGCCTCGTCCGAGAGGATGTGGGCGTAGTAACTGTCCATCATGGTTAAACTTTTTATGTCAATGATCATGTCTTTATTTTGATGTAATTAGGTGATTTAATCAATTGGATAAGTATATGCCTCCTGAGTTACGGTACAAGTGGCATAAACGGTGTTCCCATCAGTGCTTACCAATTGTACAGTGCCGGTTCTTGAAGGGCCGGTGTCATTTGCCCTTGCCACCAGGTCGGTGTCGCGGTCTCCGGATCCCTCGGTAATCCCGTCGCTGACAAAGCACCAGTCCGGAAGCGTCAGTCTCCAGCCGGCGCTGTCTTTGTCCGTTATCGTGAAAATCATTCCGTCGCCACCCGCCTCAAATGTCAGTGAAGACGGGAGATCCCAGGTGGCACCTGATTCTGAAGCATCCTGTGAACAATTGCAAGTGGCAATTACAGCTCCAGTAGAAGCTTTAAGAACGAGATCAAAGGTTCTCTCTGAAGAAGTGTTAACATCAGGTGCCAGAGACAAGCTCTTATTTCCGGTACCACTTATTGGTAGCGGGTCGCCACTTACTAAACTGTTGCCAACGTAAGAAGGACCCTCGATAATCCAACCAACATTATCTGGATCAGAGATATTCAAGTCAAGACCTGAGGCGGATAGATCACTCTGACCATTGCTGTCAAAGCGGAATGTAGCAGGAACATCCCAAGAAGGTATAACTAGAGACTCCTGATGGTAGGATATTGATGCTGTAGTTGACTTGTTCCCCTCGCCCGTTATCTTCATTTCAATAGTATCATCTCTGCTTAGGCCCGTGATGTTCTTACCAACGGTGGCCTTGAGATTAAGCTCATCAATGGTTACCAAACTTGGTACTGATGTAAACTCATAGGTAAAATCAGTTATAGTTCTAGTGGCACCTGAGGTATAGGTAGCAGTCTGGTTCGGGGAAACCTTAGCGGCTATATCTACATCCCCACCCGTCTTTGGAATAATTACAGTAGAAGATATGGCATTAACTGATGAATAGGTTACTTGATTGGCCTGTTGGTACACATCAATACTTTGGGTTACTTTAGAGCCATTCCATGTTATAGTGGCAGTAACCGTATCGAGTTTAGTCCTGGCCTTAACAGTTGAACCAAGATTCGAGCCGTTTACCGTTTTAGACAACGTAATGATAACATCCGAAGATGTTATAGAAGGAGTATCGGATTCTCCAGAAGAATAATCAATCTTGCCTGAAGCTGAGATAAAGCTTGGTGAGTCAGCTGAGCCACCCGATGCTGGGATATCGTCTAATGAAACAGAAGCAGAGCTTAAAGTATAGGTGACCTTATTGGGATCCTGTCTTACAAAATCGGTATGAGTTAAGGTCTGACCATTAACGATAATGGTTATCTTAATACGGGCTGACTTATAAGAATCAGTGATGTTCTTTCCCAGAGAATCCATAACTAGCTCTCCTGTATGCTCGTCTAAAGTCCAGTTATAAGGAGAACCAGGAGGATCAGTATAATAGGTATATTTTACAGAATGAGAAGAATTAGATTGGGTAAGAGTTCCACCACCAGATGTTTTGCCATTCCATCCCCAAGGGATTGAAAATTCGTAAGAAGGGGTGGCAACACCTCCTTCTGCGCCTATATCCCAATTAGAATATCTCATATTGACACTTGCGGTGCCGTAGGTCTTCTCACCTTCTGTTTGGGTAATAGTGATGGTTTTAGAAGATACCCCAGGATCACCCGAATCGCGGAGCCTGAAAGTGATGTCCCTGGAGTTCTCTGTCTGATTCTCCGCCACGTCAAAGGAGATCTCAAAAGTGTAAGAGCTAGATGCCCCAGGATCACCCGATATCTGATGAGAGACGTTTCCGTCCCAGGAATAGGCCGTCCCGTTTACTTTAAGGGTGAAATTTGAAAGTAAAGATGGTCTGGTGAGATTAGTCAGCTTCAGAGATGGTGAGTTGCTGGTGCCAGTGATTTTCACGGTGCCACCCAGAGCTGCAACAAAATAGAAAGTCTTGTCTACCCTGATAAACTCACCAGCTCCAACCTGTGAGAGAACTACAGAATCAGAGGCGCCACCAGAGGTAACTCCTTTGATAGAGCCTGATCTGCTTGACCTTCCAGTATGGGAGCTTGCTTTTAGTGATCTTGTCCCTGAGCCACTTCCTGTAGACCCGGATACTACAGTGATCCAACTTGGTTTTGCCATGATGATTCTGTTTTTTAGAATAAATTAGAAGATGAGAGGGGTTTTGCCCCCTCCCACCTTATGACAGTCTTATTCAAGAGTCCAGCTGTCGTTTGACTCTATAGTGAGCTCCTTGGATTCTCCGGCAGCCACAAAGGTGAGGCTCTCTGGAGTGAGGTTGATGTAGGAAGAAGACCCCTGCTGACTAAACGTGAAGTCTCTGGTGGCAGTCTTGTCGCCCTCGCCGGTGACAGTAACCGTCACAACGAAGCCTCCACGAGGCTCAGTAGTAGGATTGGCTCCAACAGAGACGATGCCGTCAGAAGAGAGAGCAAACCCAGTTGCGGCGGTCTTGACCTTTGGACTGAGATCGAAGACAACCGCAGCAGTGGCGCTAGCCTCTGTTCTGGTGGCGCCCGAAGTATAGGTGACAGTCTGCTTGGCTCCAACATTGGAGTTGTCGGTCATGTTGCGGCTTTGGGTACCGTCAGCCTTGAGTGAAACCTCTGTGGCAACGGCAGAGTCAAAGGTGATGTCACCGTAAGTAGCGGTGTTGGCTGCCTGATATACATCTACAGAAGCGGACTTGGTAGCTGTAGTCTTCCAAGTAACCGTAGCAGTGAGAGTGCCCTTCTTAGTTCTGTTGGTAACAGTTGTACCAAGTGAAGCAGCTGAAACTCCCTCACTAAAGGTGATGGTACAATCATCAGAGCCGTTGGTGAGGGCAACATCACTGGTGACTGAACCCGAGGTGTAAGTCTGTGAACCCTTGGCTGTAACCGTAGTAGAAGATACTGAACCTCCGGAAGCTGGGATGTCAGCTGGAGCAGCCAGTGTCACATCCGTAACTGCATAAGTAACGGAATTGGCTTGCTGACTAACTGAAACCTCTTTGGAAGCAGACTTGCCATTAGCATTGAGAGTGATAGTTACAGTGCCTGAAATCACGTCTCCAACCACGGTTGTACGAGATTCCGCAGATACCTGACCCGTAGCTGTGGCAAGGGTAAGAGATGAAGGCCATCCGGTCTTAGTTGCATAAGCAACAGTGCCACCGGTAGTAATGGTGCCACCCCCCGAGGTAACACCGTTCCATCCCCAAGGCTGGGAGAAGGAAACAGAAGGGGCATCAACGGTACCACCGGCAGCAGGGATTTGCTGATAAGTACCCACGGTGAGGGTAACAGCACCATAAGACTTGACACCCTTGGCCTGAATGATGGCGATAGCATCAGTGACAACATCGCCGTTACCATTCTGAAGCTTGATCTCCAATGTTCTGGCAGCTTCAGTCTTGTTCTCTGGGATCTTGACGTCGATAGTGAAAGTGAACTGAGCATCCTTACCCGGATCGTCATCAATGCCCGTGTCAGTCTTTCCATCCCAAGAATCATCGTTGACTGCGTTGACTTGGATCTTGTAGGCTGCCCCAGGGATAATCTTGCCAGTAGTCTCGGCCACCTTGATGTTTGCCGTATTTGCGGTACCAGTGATCTGAATGGTGTCAGAACCGTCAGAGTTGCTACCCTTTGCAGCGGCATTGTAAGTCTTGGTCGGCACATTAATGAACTCAGCCTTACCGGCCTGAGAAACTGAAGTAGTGTCGGTTGCACCTCCAGTTGTTTTAGCAGTGATTGTTCCACCTCTCTGCTGACGCCCCGTGTACTCACTGGCGGTAACAGTTGTGGAATCGCTCATGGAACCTGAGCTCTTGCCCAGTTTAATCCAACTTGGTTTTGCCATACTTATAATGGTTTTAGAAAGTTAATAAATTAGCCTTTATTAGGTGTTTAGTCGTTGTATTTGACTCCAAGAGTCCATGGAGCATTAGACTCTATGGTTAGATCTTTACTGCTCTCTGGGTCCGTGAATTCTAAGTTCTCTGGAACAAGTTTGATGAACTCACTCAGAGGCTGATGCTTATGCATCATCAGAGCTCTAAATACACTCATAGCTTAGGCTTTTGGAAATTCTCCCCAGACAGCCAGAGACCCGATCACTGAGACCACATATATGCGATCAGCTTGAGTGACAGGAGCCTCTCCGTTCATCCATTTAATGGTGGAGTCACCCACGATAGCATGAATGGTTGCTCCCACTTCGATAGTATAGACAGTCTCTTTGTGAGATGCGCTTGCCTGAACAATGTAATCGTCCTTGAGCTCTGGGACATCTATATAGGCGACCCCGTCGAGTCTATCGAGAACCTCTTTTACGGTCTCATTTTTGTGCTTTATCTGATCTGAGTCTGTGACATATTGGCCCTCTAATGGTCGTCTTAGTTCGCCATAGATCTTGATATAATCTGCCATGATATTCTAAGTTTTAAGAGATAACAATTGTCATAGAGCCAGCACCAGGAAGATCCTTAGTTCGATAGCACTTGTAGGTTCCCAGTGGAGTAGAAGCCTCTACTGGAGCCAAGAACGGAACATCGAAACCACTAGATGTAACCTTGTTGATTGACATGGTGTTAGGAACGCAGAGCCACAGGTACTTAGTAGCATCATCGTTGGTGAGAGTCTTGGTACCATTGAGAGAAGAGCCTCCCTTAGTCAGTGAAGTGATAGTCAACTCATTTCCTGCGGTGGCCTTAGAGAATCCATAGTATACTGGGAGATAAAGGTTAGCACTGATAGACCATGGTGAGTTCTTTATGGTAGTACTGCCCTTCTTAGCAGTGACTGAGCCAGATTTGTAGCCCAGAGTAGAGAGAGTGAATTTTTCTGAGCCCTCAGCTACATTCTCCAGGGTCTTAGTCTCGCCGTTGAACTGGATCTGAACAGTGTCAGCTACTACTGGCTTAGAGTTTCTGAGAACCCTGAAAGATACACTGACCTCTACTGAGTTACCTGTCCATTCTGCCGAAGACGGCGAGATGGAAGCCTCAAGTAAAGTCGGGAAGCAGTAGTCCTGTAGCTCCCTTATGGCTCCTGTCACGACTCTGTTCTGCACGCAATTCTCACTGGTCTCAGAAAGTTCGGAGTCAGGCTTGCAGGATCCACCTGGTGTGGGATCAGGGACATCTCCACCGCCCGATGTCTCTTTATCCACATAGAGATTGACAATACAACTGTCTTCCTGAACCCCGGAAGCATCGTTGCATGAGGCAACCCTTATGACTCCGTGCTGAAGTATCCTCTTCTTGATGCCGGAGCCATTGACGAAAACGACTTCCACCCCATAGTCGCCTATCGGGAGAGAGCCGGTTTCAACGAGTCCTCTGATCTCGTTGGTCGTGACAAACCGTGCTTTGACGGCGACTTTCCTGTCGGAACCTACCACCTTCGCCATTATTTCGGAGCAGTCCTCCAATTCGTAGGCTCTGTCTTGGCCGAACGTCAGTCCTTTCGACCAAAGGCAGATCCTGATAGGGAAATCATTCCCCCTGACGACATGGAAAATGTCGTTTTTTTCGTTGTATGCGCAATTCATGTTCATTAATATCTAATGCTTGAGTTCTTGGTTATCGTTCCTCCGAGGGGTCGAGCGTCAGCGCGGTGGCGAAATTCATGGAAGTATCTGCCTCCTGCGTTACGGTACAAGTAGCATAGACGGTATTCCCATCAGCGCTTACCAATTGTACAGTGCCGGTTCTTGAAGAGCCGGTGTCATTTGCCCTTGCCACCAGGTCGGTGTCGCGGTCTCCGGATCCCTCGGTGATCCCGTCGCTGACAAGGCACCAGTCCGGAAGATGCAACCTCCAGCCGACTCTGTCTTTGTCTGTTATCGTGAAAATCGCTCCGTCGCCACCAGCCTCAAATGCTTGCGTCGCCGGAAGGGACCAGGTGGCGGCCCTTGCCGCCGACTGCTCAATCGTGAACGACTTCGAATATGTTCCCTTGCCGTCCGTTCTGGTTCCTGTTACCGTGATTGTCCCGACTCGCTTGGAGTAAGTGGTATTTTGTGCGAAAGTAACCTTAACCGCGGCGGATTCGATGGTGGCCGCGGCCTCCGAAAGCTCCCCGGACACCGCCGCGTTCAAACCTGTAAGGTTTTGGTAGGACATCGGATTCGTCAATACAGTGAGAGTGGCCTTAACCGTGGCACTGTTCATGGAAAATGTGATGGACGGTTCCTGCGCCGCCGCCGCTTTCTGTGTCACGCTGCATACGGCGTAGGTTGTGTTGCCGTCAGTGCTGACGAGCCGCAGTTCCGCGGTTCTTTCCGAACCGTCGTTGCCTTCCGCCGCCGTCATCAGGGAGAACGTGCCGGTCCCCTCCGTCATGCCGCCCTCCGTCTGGATCCAATCCGGCAGGACTAACCTCCAGCCAACATTGTCGTTGTCGGCGACCTGGATAGATGGAGCATTGCTTCCGTCGGCGTTGATGATCCAGGTTGAAGGCAAATTCCAGGACGGGTCGGCTTTCGGAGTCTCCGCCTTGGCTGCTTGTTTGGCGACACATCTTGTTAAATAACTCACGCCGCTTTTGAGTTGAAGTTCGAAACTGCGCGAAGAACCGGTGTCGTTGGCCGGGTATCTGATCGACAGTTCCCCTTGGCCGATTCCTGTCGCAGAGCCTGACTCTAACGTCAGGGGACTATCGAACACTACCCTCCAGCCTGCTCGCGCCGGATCGCTTATGTTTATGTCAAAGGTGCCGCCGGCAGGATTCAAGGTCAGATATTCTCCGAGGTATGAAGACGGTAGATCCCACGATGGGTCTTCGGCCGAAGCCGTTGCCGCTTTCTGTAAGACCGTATACGACTTCGAGAAGGTCCCCTTGCCGTCCGTTCTGTCTCCAGTCAGGGTGACCGTGGCCTTTCTCGCCGAGTCGCCGGTGTTCTCCGCATAGGCAAACCCGATGAGGTAACCGGTGATCGACGGCCTCGTGGTTATGGTCATCCCTCCGGAGGCGGACACCCGAAGGTTGGCGAGTCCTGTCGTGGTGAACGTGTTTGTCACGGTGCCGGCCTTTGCCTCGACCTCTATGCTGTCTTTCTGGAAGCTGATGCTGACGTCAGCCGAAAAATAGGTGACGTTCACTGACTTCTCGGCGTAGATGTTTGGTTTGTCTGTACTTGTCGCCCTGACCTTGACCTCGGACCCCTTTGCGTTACTCTTTACCGTAAGCATTCCGTTGCCATCGATGGACGCATAGTCCGAACCGCTCACCACACTCCAGGTTATGCTCCGCTGTGTCGTGTTCGACGGTGAATATGTCACCTGGAACTGCGCCGTGTTGCTTACGTCGTTCACGGTGGACGGCCCGAGGATGCCAAGTCCTGTGATGTCGATGTCCACTTTGTCAATGACAGTGTTGTTAGGGTTTGCGTAATGCCATTTGAACGTCATGCTGCTGACAGTCCTATCCGTCAGCGATGTCTTGAACTCGTCCACGACAATAGCCCGTTCCGAACCATCCTTCTCGATGATGTACCTCTCCTTGGCCGCAAGAAACTCCAGCCAGTACCCGTTCATCCCGATGCTGTCGATGTGCCCGGAGTTCTGCTCGAATGTCATCGAATAGTCATTCTCCAGCTCCTGCTCTATCCCGGAATTCACGAACACCTGCGTCTCCGACTCTATCGAGCGGCTGAACTTCCCGGTTGCGTGAATATATTCATACGTCCCTCGCCGCCCCAGGAACTTGTACGTCTTCAGTGGCAACCGCATCCTCTTGATGACGAAAGAATATACCGTTGACTTGCTTCCGGAACACTCTATCCAAACATCATAGGACACTATGTTTGACACGTCCAGCCCCTTTGCGGAAGCGGTCGCCAGCATCGTGTCAGCGGAAATGTCAAGGTCATAATATTTCAGATTAATGCTATACGTGGGACTGAGCTCGTAGTTGCTGGATGAGCCTCCGGCAAGATAGTTAAATCTGACATAGGTGGAGACATCACCCGCCATCCTGTAGAACCAGAGTCTGTCTTCGGCTCCGACATGGACAGGAGATTTTTCCGGCCTTGTCGTGAATATGGTCGCGGCAAGCGACTTGTAGGCGAACTTCCGGCAAGGCAGCACACTGAAACTGTACGAGCAAGACGACGTGCCTTGCGTGGCTGCGAATACTCCTGTAATCATCCCGACACCGTTGCCTTTCAGAACCCTGAGTATTTCCCCCGCCGGCAACCGTACTATGCCAGAGTTTGGAGTCACCTCAAAACTCATGACCTCCTGATTGGGGACAAAGGTGTTGAGCCTGACGGAGATCGTAACCGTGTCATCCGATTCCGTTGTCAGCGTCAGCCAGGAGCTTTCGTCAGCGAACTGTATGTTACCTGTAAATTCCATTACTTCTGTTATCCGGGGCGTAGAGCCCCTTGCTATGGCAAAATTACCACATGTAACATCCTTGGGAAAGGACATCAGATTTCGATGAACTCGCCTCTGGTGGTGACCCTGTCCGAACCCGCCGCCACCGTTACCGAGAGCTTCGCCACGATCCATTTCCTCCCCCTGAAGTACACCGGTCTGTACAGCCTGAAGTTGTGCAGCTCGACAGGAGTGAGGTTCACGTCCACGGCCACCCTCTGCCTCGTCTTTCCCAGCCACTGGGCGAATGCCTTGTGGTACTTGTCCCAAAGGCCACCTGGGGTCAGATCTTCCGTTCCGACAAACATCGCTTCACTTTGTGTTATTGGCTGAAATACACCATGGCCAAAGAACTGTTCCTCATAGGAAATACCGATGTAAACCTTGTTGTCGCGCTCATCACCAACGGCATTCGGTTCGATTATAGCGGCCATTTTATAGGTCCGGAATGTATCAGATGAAAAGATCTTTTCAGGAGAACATTTTGGAAGCAGAAAAACCGTACTATTGTCATAAACATCGGCGTCATTCACTTTATTCTCGATCGGCTTTGCCCCTTGGAACAAAACATCACATTCGTATGCCGTTTCTGTGTCAACAGTGACACCACCTCCTGTGCTTGAGTACCGCTTCTTTACGATTCCATCGTATTGCCTTCCAGAATAGACATCCCCGGTGCTTCCTTCTAATACAACATAATAGTTCTCCTTTGAAGTAAAGTGTTCAAGTATGCCTTTAAGGTTCCCTTCCTGAATCAACTCAACGCCTCCGTTTTCAATATTCTTTTCAAGCTCATCTGAATCAGACGTAGAGTCGCTATAAAACCCGAATTTGTAGGACATGGCTGCCTCCTCCTCAGAAGAAAAGCCATCGCTGATCTTATCCGTCCAGTCATCAATGTCGGATTGGCTGAAAACCTCGCCATTATGGATCAGGCGTATGTCGTTTCCGTCGTGGAAAAGGGTAGAGCAAAAGATACGGCATAGGTTTTTCAGAAGGTCTGAGAATGAGATGTCGGGGAGGAACGATGCGATGTCCGTTCTGTAACTTCCCGATTGCGATGGCTTCCCTGTTGTCTTTGATTTAGAACTGCCAGGCTTAACCACATCGCCATATAGATATTCATGGTATCTTCCCAGGATGGATAATTCACCCCATCCGTTTCGAAGCAGAACATCGCTTGGTATCTTGACCGGGCATCCTGTCAGGATGGCTCTGATCGGCACAGCCGGAATAAAGGTCTTGTAAGCTATAGATTCCGAAGCGCTGATGTAATTGTAATACTTCTGTAAGTACAAAAGACTGTCAACATTAGCTATACCATATTCCGGTTCCCCTGACACCGGCAATCTGCTGGCTTTTGAATATGGCTGAACAGCCACGTTGTTCTTGTTTATGAGCAAAGGCGTTGAGAACTTTGCGGAACGGCTTGGGATGGAACCCGTGTCGAACTCCAGGATGCTCTTCTCCCAGATCTTCCCCTCCAGTTCCACCACTTTCTCCGTGAACGTGTACATCAGACTTCCGTCCTCGATGCCGTCGTACACCAACGTGCCGGTCACGAAAGGCACACCGCCGATCCACACCGAGGCCTCCAGCCTCTTTACGTTCGGAGCCAGGAACATAGCCGGCGTGTACCCGAACACCCTCCTGTTCACCGGACTCGGCGGAAACGAAATCTGCGTGCTGAAAGCCGAAGGAATATGATCCTCCTCCAACATCGGGTTCTCCATCTCGATCTGGAACTCGAACCCCTTCGTAAGATCCAGCTCCGTGAAATCCTTAGTCAATATCCTAACCATAACGAACTCATTATGGCACAAAAATAGCCACCCTCAGGTGGCTACAAAAGGACAACGGAAACGGATTCTATTCTTTACCCGTGTACTTCGTGAAATTAACAGGTGGGATAAGAACCGCACCTAAGCCTCCTTTCAATGCCACATTGGCAATGTGTTCTCTTACAAAAGGGAACACAATGGCCGCACCATTGATACGGCCAAAATCCTCATCGCTTTTGATGTCCGATTCACCTTCTTTCTTGAATATTCCCACCATTTTTGCCGTAATCCTGAACTGCTCAACCTCGTCACGCTTTTGCGCCACTGTAACATCAACAGTGACGGCTATTCTTGGTTCGGCAGATGCGACTCCAACATTTATATCGAATGAGTTTTGAGCCTTCTTGTCGAATATCACATCGCTAATTCTTTTGAAAGAACTTTCGATTAGGATGATATTTTCAAGGGTAAACCCTGACTTTGGGTTGCTGTTGTCCATAATTCTTATGCTGCTTTTGGATAGTTATCATTATTAATTTCAACACGGAATTGCGCACCTGATTGCTGCGAAAAGGAATAAGTCTCACATCCAATAGGCGCTAATGAAATCCAAGTGAAAGGCATTTCGTGGAATTTTGGAGTGATTTCAGATTTCCGCAAAGAGAAGCGATTCTCATCTTTGCACGAGAAGGATGCAAAACCAGCCCCTTCTTTAACAAAGATTGGATTTTTCACTTCGATGTATGATTTATCTGAAATGAAGCAAATGTTTTCAGTAGGGAATTTCTCGATGAATCTGCTAAATAAGTCATCCTCCCATTCAAGGTATAACGCATCGTTACGATAAACATCATCGGGCACGATTTCAATGATATGCATAGAAGACATTTGATCGAACTCGTAGCGTACTCGAATATTCTGAATCTTTTCAAGAAGAAGATTCAGTTCATTGATAATATATTCATTAGAAGTCATATTCAGTATTTTCTCAAAATAGGAAGGATCTCTCTCATCAAATCAAGCGAGTTCGAACTTTTGGATGAATCAAAATTTTCATCTTCATAATCTGCTGACTCGCGAAGTTTCTTTAGTTGGAAAATATCCCTACGCAAAGTACGGCCATCATTAGGATTACTCTTCTTGATGTATTCCAATACGAGGTTCAGCAGATAATTGTGCGAACCTTCTCTGCTTAAACTACACTCTGAGGCGATTTGATCCTTTGTTTTCCCGATAACATAATAACATATATGGCAAATCCTTTGAAAACAAGCATAGTATGCGCAATGTCCAACAGGGAGGAAAGACGAACTGTCGTGCAAAGACTTAGCGAAAGTTTCATTCATCTCGGATTTGCTCTTATACTTGCTGAATGCCATAGAATGATAACTAAAGTATAATTCCTAAATCCCGGATGTAGTCATCAACAGTTATACCATTCTTATTGAACTTTTGAAGTTCTTGGTAATCCTTGTCCTGCTGCTCAAGAGTAGCCTTGTTAAAATATTCCTCTAATTGCTGAATATATGAGCTCATAGCGCCTTCATCAATATGTATCTCATCAATCTGTGCAAAGATAATGATAATATTTTTGTAAATGCAAATGCAATACAAAAAAATAATTGAACAACTTTCCGGCCAAATAATCAAGACTTTCCGCTGATTTTCACTTCGTTCGATGGGAATTGCGGAACAAAGGCAGCCGCCCGAAAGCGGCTGCTAAACGAAGGTCAAGGTTGTCAGAGTTTCTTCAACTCCACCGGCGGGCCGACCTCAAGGTAATGATCCATCGAGGCGGTGACTATCTCGAACAACTCCTTGGAACGCTCCCTTATCTGGTCAAGGATTTTCATACTGTACGACATTCGCCAAAACACATTGCGGTTGAATCTGTCATCCTGTGAAGACAAGCAATCGATATAGTTATGCCTCCAGCTTGCGGAAATATCGGAGAATATCAAATCGAAAGACCCATCCCGGAAAACCAGATAAACTTTAGAGAATATATTAGCTGTGACCTTATCCAACTTCTCCCCATAGAACCGACAAGCATAGCATTTACCACCAGTTCCATACTTGTCACGAATCCCATAGAACTCCATCCAAGGGGCTTTCCATCCAGCCGTGAAAACGTAAATATCATCTTCACTCATTCCCGGCATCGAATATGTCTTCTTGAATGTAAGCGTGTCTGGATCCGCCAGCTTTCTTCCAAAGCAATCCCCGCTGAAGCCAACCAACAGTATAGCGATAACTAAAATAACTTTTCTCATACTCATTCAGAATTAATTGTCAGACAAGCCCTTGCAAAAATCACTCCGTAACGGTGTCGTGGCGGAGGATGTCGAACTCCAGCTCCTCATTCAGAATCTTTCTCAGAGCCTCATCCAACTGGTAGAACGCAGCATTCATCGTCCGAATCTCATTGTCGAACCTCCCGTCCATCAGCAACTCCTTCTTCTCATACATCTGCTTTTCCCACTCCGAGAATCGATCCGCAATCTGGAACAGTTCAATTCTGGTCTCGATGATGAAAGAGTCAGCCCCGATCTTGTGGCTTTCTGCGGCAACAGCCGCGTTGTTTGAATTAGTAGTACGCATAACTAATTGAATATAAAAACCCTCCGCTAAGGTCTGCGTACCACATACCTGCCTTACGGCATAATGCTGTTGCGACTTTCGTCAGCAACGACCATACGGAGGGCAAAATTTCCCTTTAATAATATGTCAGCAATCTTCTACGGAATTATTCAGCCGTAAAGAGAATGCTAAGTATGTAGTACGCACTGGCAAAGATGCGAATCTTTTTCCAAATTCCAAGAATTTTACGGAAATTTTTGCAAAAAATCGCATTATCTGCCATAAGTACCCCGGCGTTTGGCACGATTGTACTTCTCCGTCTGCTCGATGATCCCGTTCTTCCCCAGCATCGACACATCCGCCTTGATCGGAACGGAGAGCCTTTTGTTCAGCAGCTCGATGGCCTCCAGCAACTTCTCATCGGTCGCTGACCTTGCCGAAGCGACATTCCCTCCGGACACCGAGCCGCTTCCGGTCACTGAGCCTGTCGAAGTGTTCGTAAACCCACCGCTTTCCCGACCGATAGCGGCTCCCACCGGATAAACCGCCTCGAAGTTCAGGCTCTTCAACGTTCCAGCCTTCCGAGCCTCCTCCATCGTAGCCACGAACGGCAGCAACGTCGGATTGCTCAACCCATCAGCCGGAATCACATATTCCCCGCCATTCTCACCCACAAGCACGGTAGGGGAGGACACGAACCCTCTCTTGTCCGGAGACAACCGCGCCTTGAACGCCTTCCCATCCTGAGCCCGGCGAGTGTTCACGAAGCCGCCCTCCTCCGCACCGATCGGTTGCGCCGCGATCATCGCGATCTGAGCCGCGCCCAATGCCGTCATAATGGCAGCAGGAGCCACACCCGCCGGCCATCCGCCCCATTCTGCAAAGGTCTTCATCACAGCCAAAGATGTTTGTATGATCGCTTGTGACAAACTGAGAGCCTTGGAACGCTTGGCTTGCTTGATTTCCATCTCCTCACGTCTGGCCTCTTCCTCGGCTTCCATCTCCTCGACCCTTGCATTGTACTGTTCCTGAGACATCAGACCGGCATCATAACGAGACTTGAGAGCCTTCTTTTTCTTCTCGTTGTCCTTCTGGTACCGCTTGAAGTCCTGCTGTTCTTTAGCAGCCGTAAGAGCGATCGCTTGGCTTGCCAGTTTAAACCCTTCCTGAGCCGCCCCGCCGATTCCGGACAAAGCGGTAAGCAGATCCTCGGTGCCAGCCTTGCCGGTAGCGATGTTGGCGAAAAGCTGGTTCCATTTCTCTTGCGACACACCGAACAACTCTCCGTTGCCTGTGCCCCCGAATATTCCCGCATTGCTCTTCTTCTGCGTTGCGGTTAATTCGTTGATCTTGCCGGTGACCTGCTCAAGTTTCAACCTGTACTTTTCCAGTTCTTCTTCTGAAAGTTTGATGCCGTCAAATCCTCCGGTATCAACTATCTGTTGAAGACGATCTTTTAAGACATTCTGATAAGACAAATTCTCTTTAACTAGAGTGTCATCTCTGGTTCTCTTTGCTTTCATAACGCCAACAGAATTCGGGGATTCCTCGGCTACGACTTTGGAATAGTCATTCTGAATCTCTTGCAGTTTGACATTGTGCTTAGCCTCAAGCAGCGCCAACTCCCTATTGGAAGCATCTTCCTTAATCTTCAGCAATTTATTCTGATGCTTCTTCTCGATAGCCTCCAGCACCGCCGCCTGATTCTCGTACAGCACCTGCGTCTCCTTGAACTTCTTCAATTCCGCCTGGTACCGAACCTCTTCACCATCCATCGCCGCCTTTGTCTTGTCCGTCTCCACCTCGTTGATGATCGCCGTTCCCTCCTTGGTCAGTTCCGCAGCCTTCTTCTCGTTCTCCTGCCGCTTCTTCAACGCATCCTCCGAATACTTCTTGATCTTCTCCTGCAACTCATTCTCAATCTTTGCTCTTTCCGCCCCCTTCTCCTTATGAGCAGCCAGCCGTGCCGTCAACGTAGCCACCTCCAGCTCATAAATCCTATCGTCATATTCCCCCTGCGAAGCAATCTCCTTCTCATTGAACTGCTTCGTCAGCTCCGCCTTAGCCTTCAGGAACGCCTCATCATTGCTCAATGACCACTGCTGCTTTCCGGTTTTGTTGTCAGGAGTTGTTGTGACATCGCTATCCGCAGTTGAGTAGGCTGATGTCCCGGATGTCGTAGTAACACTACTATTCTTCCTCTTATTTACGCCATACAACGCCTCTAATGTCTTCACGTCTGAATTGTACTTATCTATTCCGGAAGAGACGGGACTTAATTTCTTCGCCAAATCATCAGGATGGAAATCTCTGAGTATAGGGCTTCTTTTCAACGCCGCCGCAGCGTTGACCTTGTCGGTACTGGATGATGTCTCCGATGTCATCGTGTCTCGGAATCCCACAATCGCTTCCAGAACGCCACGGTAATCATCTTCGCTCATCTTGGAGTCTTTATGTGTCTTATTGTAGGCATTCCTGATGTTCTCCGCTGCTTTCACGGTACTGTCCTGGAGCCCCTCATCCAGCTTGGATTTGGCGTTCAGCATCCCTTTCAACCTTATCTGCTCGGAAAGCTTGTCATTGACAATGCCAAGAGCCGCGGCAACCTCATCATTGGACGCTTTCTCATCAAGCAGGTGTGGAAGGTAAGAACCGTACTGATCGTTTATCTGTTTGATGGCAGCCGCCCTTTCCTTTGACCCGATGGTCGCCGAGGTGACTGCATCCTTCAGCCTATTCACCGCATCTTTTTCCCTGTTGATTTCAGAGGCTGTGTCAGCGGCGGCTTTCCGCATCTCTGTCATTTCCTTGGTTGCTTCTTTTGACCGCCTGACAAATGTGGTTATACCGACAACCACGGCGGAGATGACACTTAGGATTAGCCCGAAAGGATTAGCTTTGATGGCCAAACCGAGGCGTTTGAATGCAATAGTAGCAGCCTTGGTATTGCCGACAAGAAGATTTTGAGCCAATGACAACGCTGCGGTACCGACACTTGCACCCTTCAGACTAAGCGCTTGTTTCAGCAAAGCGTCTCTATTCTCCTTGCTCCAGAATGCCAATAACTTATCATATGCAAGTTTGATTTTCGCCCGCTGATTGTAAATGAATATGGCCGCCGCAATCTCGGCTATTTGGTAGCGATACTTGACCATAGGACCAATCAATGCGGAAACGGCTTTCAGACCCATATTCGTAAGTCCGACACTTTCAGACATCAGAGGGTTCATTTTCTCTCCGATTTCTACGGTCGTCTCCATAAGAGCCTTCTTCTGCTTTTCCAACGTGGCCGTCAACGAGTTGTTTTTGAGCTCATATTCATTGGTGATTGAGGTACCCTCGTTGAAAGCTTCGGCCGCGATCAATTGCTGCTGCCGCAATGTCTCCGTCTGTTTTGAAAGGCTTCCGAGTACCTGAATGGCGCGTGAACCGTTCAGCCCCATATCTCCCATCGCCTCGGTGATAGCTTTCATTCCGCCGTCCCCACCTTTTTTCATTCCTTCCAGCACACGGATGAACGCCTCGTTGACATCGTTGTTCAGCAAATCCGAAAAATCTTTTAGAGACATCCCTGCAATCTTTGCGAATGTCTCCGTCTTCTCGAACATCTTTGTTATGGTTTGTCCAACGGCCGTGGAGGATGTCTCGGCCTGCTGATGTAGAGAGTCAAGCGTGGCCGCAAGTCCCATCACCTTGTCGATGCTGATCTTGGCGTTAGGTGCGATACCGGCAAGCCTTCCGGAGAAGTCCACGATGTAGCCTTCGTTGGCCGTTGACGCGGCTCCCAGGTCGTTGATGGCCGAACCGACCTTCAGCATCGCCTTCTCGATTCCGAACTCATCCTTGAGGTTGAACACATCGACCATCTTTCCTACTTCCGTGATGGCAGCCTCCGCATCACCGCCAAGATCCTCGGAAAGCGCCACGTTGATCTGGTTGGCGGCCTTTGCGAACCCCAGCAAGTCTTCCTGACCGGATATTCCCAGCTTACCGCCGGCCCGCACAAGTCCAAGCAACTCGTTCTGAGCTGTCTTTGTGTCTATGCCTTTGAGTTTCTCACTGAGTTCCGAAATCTCATCTTTAGTCAGCCCCGTGGTCTTCATCGCATCCGTCATCGCCTCGTCATAGGCTAAAAACGCATCACGTGCACCAGTGAACCTGTTAATCACATTTGCGGCTCCTTTAAAAGCTGATGTGAGCGAAATGGCATACTTGCTAAGTTTGTCCATCATCTCACACGTTGTATAACTGACGGCTTTAGACTGATCGGTAAGCTCTTTGTATCTTGTTTTTAATTCTTGAAGTGCCTTGTTTAACTGGTTCCAATTATCGGAGCCAGGAACAGCGCGTTCAAGTGCAGTTCGTGTGGCGGTGATTTGATGCTTAAGCTCTTTCATCGTCTTGCTTGTAAGAGGAACTGTTTCTTGAAGGGACTTGAATTCAGACTGGCATTTCTTCAGTGAAGCCTGCTGAACTTCCAAAGACTTGCTCAAATCTTGATATTCTTGACTGGCTTTCTTTCCCGCCACTTCAAAAGCGGTCATCTTTTTCCGTGTCTCTTCAATTGCGGTTGTTGTGTTGTTTATTTGCCTTTCAAGTTCAAGCAACTGTTTCCTGCCGCCGTCCCCATTGATGATCAGGTTCAGCCGAAGATCCTCATCAGTAATTCTTTTAGCCATAATCTCACGTGATTTATGGCACAAAAATAGCCGCTAATCAGCGGCTGCAAAAGGACATAGATGTTGGCTATCCCACCTTTGGAGGATCAAAGAACTTTGTTCTGGTTGCGATAATGACAGTTAAAATGAAGGCAGGGAGTGATAGCCAGCCGACCACTTTCCAATCGTATATGTCGAATAACGGAAGTGTCCAGATAATGATCGCGAACAGAGCCAGAAAGCCAGCCGCTGCGAGGACAACCTTTTTCATCAGCCATCTACGTTCTATTGCGTCCTCATCAGATGTTCCACAGCTACTTTTATCTATTCCGGCTAATTTCTCTATGCCCTTCCACAATGCGACAAAAGGGAACGTGATGATGACGAATATCCACAATAGGATCCTGCTTGTCACCGGTTTCCAGAACACAATCAGCAGAACGAGGATAATCACTCCTATCGGAACATCAAAAGAACCCCAGAACATACTCAATCAGAATTACGTGTTATCTCTACCTCTTGCAAAAATCAATCCACCGCTTTTCATGGTTTATTGCAGCATAAAAAAATATTTGTTTAAAAACAGCTTATTATAGAAGTAGTATATTTCGAGTAGTCGTACAATGAGAACTGCTTATATAAATCTCCAACCTTTTCCCACGATAGTCCTCTTGTTGGCAAAACAGTCGCATCTTTCATAACTTCCAGATATTCCTGTTCTAAATCTATAATCGCTTTATTTTCCATGACTTTCATAAATCAAAAGCGTTCCCGTATTGCATTTGTATTGCGAATGTGTTTACAAAGAAACAAACTTTGGGCCAAATAATCAAGACTTCCCGCCTGATTTTCACTTCGTTCGCCCCAGTTCCGACTCCCTGATCCGGGCGACGGCATCCTCCGTGAACTCGTACATCAGACGCTCGGCGATGGAAGCGAAAGCACCGAAGACATAGCGATTGTGGATCTTGCGGTTGCTCTTGACGGACTTGCCGCCACGCTGGAGACGCTTCATGTCCAGGAAGCGCTCGTAGGCCACGTGGACGAACGTCAAAGTCCCCGAAGCGACGCTGCCGCCGGTAACAGAAACACTTCTGGACGACTCCAGCCGCCCGGAACGCTTCTTGACCCTTGCCTCGATGGCCTTGCCCTGATTCCTCAGAAGCCTCTGTCCCTCATCCTGAAGGATCTCACTAACGAAACGCGCCCTGACATCCATCACTCATCACTCAAATGATAGTTCGATGCTGTACCCGCTCCAGCCGCCGAAGACGCTTGCCTCCGGAACCACATCCACCGAAGCCAACGCCAAACCCGTCACAAGACGGCAGTTCTGGCTTGAGGTCTCCTCGGCGATATAGGCCAGAATCAGATCCGCAATCTCCAGAAGCCGTGAATACTGCTCATTCTCCGATTCCTCCGTCTTGTCCAGCCCAAGCCCCTTCTCCAACACGAAGATCACCGTCCCCAACTCTTCCCGGAACGTGTCAGAATCCCCGCGCTGATGCACCTCCGGACGCGCCACGAGAACCTGCACACCCGAAAGATGAGCCAGCTTGGAAGTGGCGTCCGACTGCGCGGTCGTGCAAATCGGATCTATGTGCCCACAGCACCGGCAGGAGTGGATCTTCAACCCCGCAAGGTACTCAGTGAGCCTTTGAAGCCTTGATAATCTGCTCATTTCTCTTCCTTTCCTTATAGTTATGCCACATAATCGACAGCACCGAGAACAACGGCTCCTCATCCACCCTGTCAATGTTGCCAAGCGTGTTCTCCTTAGCCACCTCGACCAACAGATCATTCCACCCGAAGCTTATCCCCGAACTTTTCTCATCCCCGGCGAACAGCTTCGACAAATCAACCTCCTCCCCGTTAATCTCCAGAACACCCGACTGAAGGTACTTCAAGCAAGCCGCGAACCACATCATCACAAGATTCTTCTGCCACCCCTTCAACCTCGACGCTCTATGAATATGCCCACGTGCATTCCGTTGGTCCACATCCGGCACCATCCGACCTGCCCTGTTGGCCTTCCGGCAACGTCTTCTGTACAGGAAAGCGATGCATTCATCCAGATCCTCCGGCTCGTGGCTCCTGAAAAACCTGTTGATTGCGGCGGATGCGTGCCTGAACTCCCCGAACGTCAGATCCTGGAGCAGTTCCCCCGGACCGTGAAGCCAAACAAGCCCCGAACGCACCACCGGCATCGGATTGGCGACCGAATCAAACGTCAGCGCAGCCGACTCCTCCGAAAAAAAGAATCCGAGGAACCTCTCGCACATCCGATAGACATTCTCATCCCTGACAGAAGAAGAGCCATTGAATATGTCCGTGAACCATCCCTTGACAGTTCTCCGTACCCTAAGCAGCATCCACAAGACCCTCACATTGAAGTCCAACGGCGATTCCCCACGCCTAAGGCACCACTCGAAGATCCTGAACACCTCCCGCACCTGTTTCGGAGTCATCTCACTCCACGAGCCAGGCACCTGCACGACCTTACCGGTCTCGAAAACCTCAATCGTGTTCATCACTCGGTGGTAAAGAATTTGTTCCTCCTGTCATTCACAGGCAAAAGCTTAGGGTCCACCTTCTCCTCGCTGATCAGCGCCGACAAATCCGTCAAAGCGTCCTTGACCTCACTTTTCAGATTGCCGACGTACCAGTCGATCTCATCCATCGTGGCCACACGGTTGGACTTGTTGCCCTGATAGGTAGGGGAGAACCGCCTTGCGATCTCGATAGGGAACACCTCAAGGCTCCACCTCGTCCCAGCCATGATCACCGCACTGAGAATGGCCGCCCTTCTGGCCAGCGAGAGCACCCTCTCGTCAGCCGAGCCGTCGGCTATGGAAGCCCACTTATCCCCCGCGAACGGTCCTATCACCGCCCTTTGCCGCTCGATCACAAGCGCCTGGAGCAGATAATAGACATAGTAGCTTCCATCGACGGGATAGACAGCCTCGAACTCCTGAATATTCCTGACAATGGATTCGCCCGTCATCGTCCTCTTGGCCGACGCTTTCCAGTTCTCGTTGCCGGAAGTCTCCAAGTAGGTGTACAAAGCGTCCAGAGCCCTGAAATACCGCTCCCTCATTGCCCTGTCATCCCTGTCTATCTGCCATTCGTAAGGGCTTCTCTCATTGTCATCGATCTTGACCTTCCGTCCGGTCGATTCGTGTGACACGGATGAAAGCTTGGCGTAACGCATCAACGCAAGACACGCCACAGGAAGCCTTACAGCGGCCACGAGTTCCGGCTTCTCATCCTCATCATAAGCCTCAGCGGCCTCCTTGACCACCTCCTGACTCACAAGCCGCGCCACCTCATCGGTGGCGAACCGGATCTCCGTCTCGATCAGCCTGAAAGGAGAGGAAGCGTACCATTGGCCGGTCAGATCCTCAAGTTCCTTGGAACCGTCCCGATTTCTGTTGAACAAATCCGTCATAATCACTGATTTTTAATCCTGGCCGAAGAAGTAAGGGCATCCTCCGCCGACAACTGCCTGTGGAAGAACCCAAGTTTCAGTCCCTTGCCCGGGAAATTGAACGCTATCGCCTGGTTGACCGGCTCCAGAATCGTCTGCGAGGCGATCTCCGTGTCCGAAAGCAGGAACAGCTTGAAGGCGTACAACAGTTCCGATCCGGAAGCCAGCTTTCCGTTCACCATCACGTTCGACAATGACGGGTGAAGACCCATCCCCGAGGTGATCGCCGATGCCGAGGCCTCCGAGATCTTCAGCTGCGCCTCCACGAAATCCTTCATCTTCTGGTCGATGGCCTCCACGGACCAGGACACCCGCCCTGTTCCGCTCTCCGAAGGCATGTCCAGCGAGTAGAAGAACTTTCCGGCGTTCTCCTTTCCGCTCAGCACGTCCTGCATCTGGCGCAGGAGCTCATCAGTCAGGGTGCTTATCTCGTCCTCGATTTTGGTGTCATCCCACGTCGGGTTTGCCATCCTCAGACGGTCGCGCCTCTCCTCCCAGTACTCCTTAGGAGCCTTCACCAGATAGGCGAGGTTGATGCCGTTGTCCGTGACGTACTTGAAGATGGTCGGTACCTCGGAACCCTTGACAATCCAGCGCAGCGCTCCCCAGTACTGAGGCACGGCGTAGAAATCCCTTGCGAATGAATATGTGTGATTGTACGAAGCCGAGGCTCCGAACCGTCCCGGATTCCTCCTGTCATAGACCGGATAGACCCTCACGCCGGTACCGACGCAGGAATGCTCGAAGTCCCCCACGACGATGTGCCTGACATCCTTGATCTCCCGGCTGTCCGTCCACTCCAGCCTTGCGTTCTTGGATGGAATATGCTCAAGATAGGCGATCCGTGGCTCCCTGCCTATTCTCCTGCCTTTCTCAAGGTACTTGGCGTCGAAGAATCCTTTCAGGTGCAGATAGTCGGTCATACATCCCTTGATGTAGCTGACATAGTCCCAACTGTCCAGCCATGCCTGTATCTCCCTGTCCTCCTCCCAGTGATGCACGATGTTCCCCTCCTGGTAAGCCAGCCGGTTAAGGAACACGCCCTGTCCGTAGAGGAGCCCCATCTGCCTCTCAAGGATTCCCGGTCCGAGATTGTTCTCGTCAAGGATGTCCCGAAGGTGGACGGGGAGGTTGTTGTCGTGGCCGAACGGCACGATCTTCTGTCCGCAGACGGTCTGGGGCAGCTGCTCCCAGTTCCTCTGCTGTGCCATCCAGAACACGGAGTCAAGGCTGTTGTCCACCCTGTTGGAAAGCGCGAAAGCCCGTCCGTCGTTCAGCCGCAGGACGGACGTGTGGTCGGATATCTTCTCGATTCTGCTCATACTAGTATCAGTTTTTGTCCGTTGAATGTCATCAGAAGCGGCTGGTAGAAACGCCGCGGCTCTCCGGTCTCCAAATCCATATACCCCTCGATGAGATCTGCGTTCCTGTTGTATTCCTTCATCTCCCTGTGCCGCAGGATCCCGCGGTGGACGTAGACGATGCCGTCGGACGTGCCTTTCGATGGATTGTAGGACATGAACGAGAAACTGAAGCTCCTGTCTTCCTCGGACAGTCGCCTCATCTCGGCCAGTGCTTCATATACGTTCATATCACAAAGTTAGCATCAGCCACGCCTGGATAAAGGACACCGGAGAAGGCCGCCGGGTGCGTCCGGACAACCGGAACATGGTGGCCGGGGCTTCTGTTGAAGCGCGCGCTGAAGCCCAAAACGACAGCGGAAACCGTTGAAATCACAGCAGACAGACACTCTTTTATGAATATTTTCCCGTCAAATGAGTGAAATACAGTACTTTGCGTCCTGAGGGTGCGAAACGGTGCCTTTTTCGGTCGAAGAAGACCCCGGGCCGCCCTGCCGAGGAATCGCAATTGCGATTCCGTTCCGGGGTGATATATGGCGCACGGGTGTGTCAGCGGCTACTCTTTCAGACCGCCTTCGGATCGACAGCCGCGGACGGCAGCATCGTCTTCCCGCTTGCCAGGCCGCGAAGATGCCTGGTCATCACGAGGTACTTGAACGAGTCCGACGGATTGGTGGACTCGGTAGGCAGCTGCTCGACAGGCAGCTTCTCGCTTCTCTTGTCCTTGAACACGACACCATTCCGCACAGCAGTCCTCGCCCTCTCCAGCGACAGCTTGAGATTCTTGGCTGCGTAGGCGTCTATGCGGATCACCGGCAGTCTCGGATTCCGCTCGCTCATTATCTCCTGCATGAACGAGTATTCCTCCGGCTGGCCGATGTTGCCCTGGTTGATGGACATCAGCTGCACCGTCCAACCAGTGCGGCGACCGTTCCCATCGTACTCGATGGACTTCTTGAGTTTGCTGACCTGATCCTCTCCCACCGACTTGTACGCGTTGCCGGCGCGGTCATAGTACAGCATCAGGGTTCTGCTCCTCATCGGAGCGAAGAAAGCGCGGAACTTCTCTCCGAGGTCAGGGACATATTCGGGAGCCAAAGTGTAGAGGAACTTCACCACACGTATGCACGCGCGGCCCTTCTCGATGTCGTTCTGGGCGATGGACATCGAACACATATTCCCGAAGTCCACTCCCGCCATCAATGGCTTGTCGATATCGAGATATTTCAGCACCCTGCAATCCTCCCTATCCAGCAGCCCGAAACCGTCATAGGCATCCTCATCCGTGCCGTCGTAGTAGAAGTGGCGTTCGGCAAGGGATGTGTAGAAGCGGTCGCCGGATTCCAGGGACGGACGCATCGACAGGATAGCCGTGTTCAGGTCAGGCAGCTTACCAGCGATGGCATCCCCGAACCACTGCTCTGTGAGGATGTCCACATTGATGTAGGATGATGCCAGCATGAAGAAAGTCCTGGCTTCCTTACGCATCCTAAGTTCAGTCCATCGGGCTTTCCACTGCTCGGCCACACGGCACTTGCCGCGGTAGATGTTAAGATCCTCGCCGCTGTGGGTTTTCAACCATTTGTCCTTGGCGGCGGCAGCCTCGTGCAGGCATTCGTTATAGACCAGTCCGGCCTTTAGCACCAGCACGATGGCCGGGATGTCCATGTTCCGGGCGTATTTCAGGATCCAGTCATATTCCCCGATGTGCGTGGTGTCCGGCATATCGGTGGTGAAACTGAATCCTCGGTAGAAGACACTGTGGCCATATTCCTGCCTGTAGCCACGGACTGCCTTCAGCAGGTTGGAGATCTTGTCTTCCCGGAAATATTTCACCTCATCTCCGAAGACAAAGACGTAGGAGGCTCCGGCAAGGGTGGCCGGGCGGTCAAGGGAGCCGAACCGGATGTTGGTGCCGGTGTAGAATATGATCGTGCGTTTGTAGGAGACCAGTTTGTTGAAAGGTTTCCAGAAATGTGGTTTGAGCCAGTCCGGAAGGGATGCCATCTCCGCATCGGTGAATGTCGGCGGCTCCTTCTCGATGACATAGTGGACTCCTTCACGCAGGCCTTTGCGCTCCAGTCCCTCCAGAACGGATGGGAGGATGTTGGCGTTCAGGTTCGTGAACGTGTCGGCCACCCAGACGACGGGCGCTCCTGGCATATCATAGATGACATCCAGCAGTCTTTCGGCCTGGATGTCGGTTGTCTTGGCTCCGCCACGCCCCACGACATTGAGGTTCTGACAGGCGCCGGCCAGCGACACGATCTGGGCGAAAGGGTTCTGGTACTGGACGGAGGCGGCTTGTGTGGATTCAGGTTTAACTCTCTTCCTTTGCATCCTCAAGGTATTTTACGATGTCGAGATCAACGATGCCTGCATCGGTCCTGAGCCGTCTCTTGACGGACTCCGGAGCGACCACGGTGTCAATCTGCCTTTCCAGCTCATCACGGTTGGCTGCCGGAAGTCCGATGGATTCTGGCGTTGCGGAAAGCAGACGGAACATCGGCTGGTAGATTTCAGCCGGAAGCTTGGCCGGATCATCTTTGTCCAGCTGGAGGGCACGAGCCTTGTTGACGAGGATATCGGCGGCCACGGCGTAGTCCTTGGAGGTCTTTGCGGCGTCCCTCGCGGCGACATAGAGTGTGTCGAACTGATCCGCCATCTTGTTGCGCATCGCCTCCTTGGAGACCTTGCGGTTGCAGTAGAAGAGTTCCACGGCTTCTGAATATATGTCCGCGGCCCGTTGGTAGGGAATGCCGAAAGGGGCGCTGGTCAGGAACTTGATCGTCCTCCTTTTGCCATACTGGCCGTCCAATGAATATATCAGCGTCAGCAGGTCTATGTAGATCTGTTCCTTGTCGGAAAGGTTGCCCTTTGATCCGGAAGCAATATATTCCTGAATCTTTTCGAACGCGCCTTCTTTCTCGGTACCGCCGAACAGATCCAGCTTTGAGATGGTGAAACTTTTGTCCCGGACGATGTCGCGGAACTGCTCGACGGAGTCGGCGGCGCCACGTTCAGCTCCACGCACAACGGCAAGTTCGATCTTGGCCCTCTTCTCCAGCTGGCCGCGTTTGATGGCGTTGCTGATCCGCTGATCATCTATCGTGACGGGATCAGCCAAGATGACATCCAATTGCCTTTCTGTGATGTCAAGGAATCCGGCCAGTTCGGCATCAGTCCAGCCGATGGCCGCAAGGGATGAAAGATCATCGAGAAGTTCGGTTGTCAGTTCCTTCATATTCTTTAATCATTCGGTTTATCTCATCGAGCGTCATCTTCAGGCGGGAAAGCCTTTCCTCTCTTGACACTTTCAGGTCAGGGCGGTCGCCTTTCTTGATTTCCCGCTCCGCGCGCCAGATGGAATCCTGGACATTGCGCCTTTTCCGGATTAGCTCGGTGATCGGCATTCGTCTCAGATTATCCAGTTTCTTTGTCAAGGCGAAAATCGGATGTTTGCCAAGAATCCGGTGATGCTCCTTGTAGTATTGAAATTCAGTGCGGGAAACTGAATTTTGATAAAAATTTCTTACCGTTTTTTCCGCGGCCTCGAAGCACTCTTCCGGAGTGGTGCATTTGAACAGATCCTCGTGGGCGTTGACATAGTTGTGCCACGATGTGATCATATCCGCGGCAAGGGCCTTCAGTTCGGTCGGGCAATCAGGTTCGGAGAGGAACGGCCAGTCTTCCCGGAACCGCCCGCCTTTCGTCAATGTCTGCGAGAACGGAACCTCTGTGGCGAACGGAAGCAAAGCTTTCTTCAGGAGGTGTGAATATTCCTTCGGCGCTTTCCTGACAAGAGCGTCGAGCCACTTGTTGGGCGCGTATATGCTCAAGAGCCGAAGTCCTTCAGTGACCTCGGCTCCCGAACATATCCATCTGTCAATCTCGTTACTCATTCAGCAGGTACTGGTCAATCAGATGTGTGATGGCCGCATAGCCTTGAGGAGTGGCGAACACGAACTTCTTGCGGACGAACGCCTCGATGACAAGATGTTCGCAAGGATTCGCGCGATAGACCGGAGTCACGATGTTGCCGAACCGGAATCCGGCCTCGATTGGTCTATGGAGATTCTTCTTGAAGTAGTCCTTTAGGAACTCCTCCGCTGTCTGGTTTTCCGCTGGAAGCGCGTCCACGAGTTTCTCCTTGGAGAACGGTTTCGGCAGCCTTTCGCTGAAAACCTTGTTGCCTTGAACGTCAAGGAACACAAGCGGTGTGGCCAGTTCTCCGATGGAAATCTTGGCGCAAGGAACGCAGTTGGCCGGCACGAGGATGAAATCATCGGAGATATTGTTGTCGGCGATGATTCCGGCAAGAATGTCACGGATGTCAGCGTCCGGTTCAACCGTGATGACAACAGGCTTGACACCTGTCATCTTCTCCCAGGCTTTGGACAACTGGTCGTCCGTGCCCTCGTAGGCACAGACAACCAGATTCGTTCCGCCGCTTACAGGGTTGCCCGCAACCTTGCCTTCGACGGCTGTTGTGTCGATCTTAGACATCCGCTAAGCTCCTCCGGTCGCGCTTGTGGCGTCCTCGGCGATCTCCGGCATCTCTCCGGCATATTCACCGGCCAGGAACTTGTCAGGCAACGCCTGCTTCCAGGTAAGAGTCCTCTTGGTCGCCTCACCGTCCATCTTGGTCTCAAGAGACAACCTGAGCGGGTTGCAGACACGTCCCATAATCTGAGGACGGCCAGCAGTTGTTCCGTCGCACTCCTGCACGATGGCGATCACGCCACGGTTCTTGAAGATCTCGATGAAATTCTTGATGGCCACTGAGTTGCCCGGGTGGTCGAACACGATACCGGTCTTGATTCCCTCGGCGTCCGGATCTCCGGAAAGTTCCTCGGTGACCTGAATCGTGGAAGCCGTGGCATAGATGGAGATTGCCTTTGCGCCGGTCTTCAATGTGAGGTTTCCAGTTACAACGCAGTTGCCAACCTCTCTTGCCGGTTCGCTGGCGACATCCTCCACATCTACGAGGATGATCTGTGATTTTCTGGTGGCGGCGCAACCAGCGCCGTCACCAGGTCTTGGAATTGATGATTTAACGTAAGCCATAATTCACGCTTGTTATTTGGTTATGCACCGCCTTGACCCGGATCCAGGTTGGTCTCTGAACCCTGATCCTTGGTGTTGTCAGCAGCCTTCTTTCCGTTCTCCCACTTGTCGGTGTCAGGGACATCGGAGACGATGCTCTCGACAGGAGTGTAGCCATCAGGCACGGCGGCATACACAGCCTCGGCGATCTTGAAGCCCGTAGAGAGGGAGTACTCGCCGAACACCTTCACGTCATAGTTCAGCTCCTCGATCTTGACGATGCAGTTCTCCGCCTTGGAGAGATCCACAAGCTCCACGAAATTCTCCTTCGGGGTCGCGAAGATGATAGGGGAGTTGTACATCGATTTCAGAGGTACGAGGTGGAAGTTGGTGAAGCGGATGCTTCCGTCATTCTCCACGCCGGTGTACTTGCCGTTGACGGCGAAGTCCGCCCTCTTGTAGCGGGTGAGCAGCTGCTCAGAGCAGTGGATGGTCACGATGTGTGCGAACAGTCCGGAGATGCTGTCAACGAAGCCGTTGATGTAGGCGAGGAGCTCGGAGTCCGACATCGCCATCGGGTCGGCTGCCGCCTTGTAGTAGTTGATCTTGCAGTTCTCATCGGACTTGCCCTCCACAAGGATGGTCTCGAAACCGTCCATAGAGTTCTTGGCGGCCTTGCCCGCGTCACCGTCAGCGACAACGCCAGCATCGATGAACTTACCCTTTGCGATCATCGAGATGGTGATGTCATCCAGCACCTTAGGCAGGATGTGGTTCTCGATGATGTAGCGGGTGATAGGCATATCCGCCATAGTCTTGCCCTGCTCGTAGAGATAGAGCAGCCAGCTCTTGAGCACATCGGCCGGCTGGATCAGCACGTTCAGCTTGTGACGGCGATAAGGAATCCTGATCGGAGTGAAATGGGGCGCTCCCTTAGGAGTCCATTTCGGTGTGAACTGCTGTGAGACCTCGGACATAATGGCCGCGCTTGCGATGTAGTCCGTGTTGGACTGGATGCGGGTCATATGCTTGGCGTCATCGAATCCGTTGTAGATCCTCTTGTTAAGGAGCTCCAACTTCATCTTAGGAGGCATCGTCATCTTGAACTCGGCGTTGAGATCCGTGATGTCGATAGACGCGTCTTCCATCGCCGTGAAAGCGTAAGGATTGACGGAATCAAGGGCTTCCTTCACGATCTTGTTGTGTGCCGCCGCCATATTGATGGCAAAGACCTTGGCCTCCTTGGACGCAGGAACTGCCGTGGCAACCGGCTTAGGCTCCGGCTCGGAAGCCAATGAGACAACGTCCTTCTGAAGCTTCTTCACCTGCTCTTTAAGTGCCTTGGTGGCCTCATCTGTCTTGGCGGCCACGGCGGCGTTGAAAAGGGTCACGGCATCACCCTCCTCATCGAGGTTGATGCTTTCCAGTTTGTCGAGAAAGTCCTGGCCGTAGTTCTCCAGAACCTTCTGCCGCTCCTGATCGGAAAGGGAAACCTTGCCGTCCTTGACGTCAAGCTCGCTCTTGCCGAAGAGACGGGCCACAAGTCGGCCCATCTTGGAATTGTTGAGAGTTTTCTTATCCATTATGAAAAAGATTGGTTAAACGCTTGCAAGTGCGAAGACCGCCTCGATGGTCTCGGAAAGGGTCTTCTTGGCATCGGCCATATTCAGGCGCAGCGCATCGGCGGTGAGGAACATCTTTCCCGAGAGAACCCCGTCCTGATCCTTGTGGATGGAAGGCCTTCCGGCCACGACGGCATCCCTGAACTGATCCACCAGCGGCTTCAGCTCGGCCTTCGCCGCCTCGTACCTCCCGGAAAGTGCTTCCCTGTAGGCAAAGTTCTTGTCCGGAGACTCCTCGGCATAGATGACAATGGTCTTCTCTCCGGTGGTAGGATTGGCAGCCGTGCTGTCGATGAACACGGCCATGGCTCCGATGGAACCGACCTCTGAGAGATCGTTGTCCATATAGATTGCATCGCATTGTGAGGCCACCCAATAGGCTGCCGAGGCGCAACAGTCAGCGTGGGCATAGACCGGCTTTCCTTTGGATCGGGCGTAACCGATCGCCTCAAGCATCGGAGGAATGGCCGAGCAGCTTCCGCCAGGGGAGTCTATGTCCAGGACGATGCCGATGACATTTTCATCATCGGCCATCTCCCGGAGCCTTTTAGCTATGAACGTTGTGCCGTAACTCTCGCAAGTGTCGTACTTCGTCATCGTTCCGTGAAGAGGGATGATAGCCACACGCTTGGCCTTTTCCGGCAGAGCACCGGAGTCGGAGACCGTGGTGACGCTTGCCGCCTTCACCTCCATCTCCACGGGCGTCTTGTTGAGAAATGAGCGGGCGATGGGAAGCAGCCGGTCCGGATTGGAGACCAGCCACTTTCCCTGAACGATGTCCCTTGCCAGTTGGAAGGTGTCTGCTTTCATCTTGTTAATCAATGTTTACGCAAAGATACCAGCGAGACACCCGTAAGGAAAGGACACGCTAAAAGACAGGGAATTGATATGAGCTGGACAGCTTCAAGGTGTTGGTTTCGTTGACCTCGAAGGCAAGAGGCAAGTCCTCGGTGCCGTAAGTCTCATCGTCCCCGTGGCAGAATCCTACCTTTAATATAAGGTTGTCCCTCATAATCTCCGAGGACTCCGAAAGCGTGGCGTTGATCTTGACGGTGGCCAGCCTCCCGGCATCCTCTGTCTTCTCCGACCGCTCGATGGTGGCGGTTCCTGGAACGAGCGCAAGTTTATGCCAGACTCCATCCTGTCTGTCAAGGCTCTGGGCCTGCAATGAGTCAATGATTCTGATCATCTTTCAATCCGTTTATGTTTATACTGCTGTTGATGTAATCCACCTTGTTGATAAGTTTCTTCACCAGTTTGTCCAGCGTCTGTTGCGATTGCCTGTAGATCCTCTTGTGCAGCGCGTCGAAATAGTCGGTGCTGAACAATCCCCTCGACACGATGAACGCGGTGACTATGTCCTTCTTCTGGACTCCGAGCTCGTAGCCGGCAAGGTAGTACTGCTTGAACTCGATGTCAAAGAAGGCGTTGATCGCCATATTCAACGCCACCGTGCTGTACTTGTCATAATAAAGGAACTTATCCCTCATAGGAGCCGTGGCGATGTCGCTTGGCAACTCCAGATCCACGACCTTGTCGCCTTCCAGAGCCACCGGACCCTCCGCCACCTTGCAATGAGCCACGAGAAGCCTGCCTATGCTGTTTCGGGCATAGACTTTCAGAGGCCCGCCCGGACTGTCAGGCGGGAACAGGTAAGCCAGATAATCCGCCATCATCGGCGAATCCACTTTCAATTTGACATCGAGCATTTCACAGTTCATCAAATATTATAGCCACATTTTTCGCAAAAACAGCAACTACACCAACTACACTTGAAGCTATATTTGATTTTCAATGAGTTAACCAAAAACGAGGTGTAGTTGACCCTCGAAAATGTGTAGTTAGTGTAGTTGGAGTCACCGCAAGTGTAGTTGAATGTAGTTGGAGTGTAGTTCTTCAACTACACCGCAACTACACCTTATTTCGTTAATATTCATTCATTTACTTCAAGTGTAGTTAGTGTAGTTAGTGTAGTTGGGGTTTTTCGTTTCCTCAGCAAAATAATTTTTCACTAATTTACGTAATTTATTGAAGAACTACAATAGATAACACAATATAAACATTTGTTCTATTTAAAAGTATGTAAAAATAGTTATTTTACTTGTGCTAAATTTTGGCACAACCACCCTGTTTTTCCCGATTTCTCGCCGTTTTGGCTAAATTTTGAAAAGTGTAAGCAAATGCCGCTATTTCGCTTCCGCTTTTTGATTGGTTATTATAAAATCGCCGTTTCACGCACTTGTTTCCAATAAAAATCGTAAGTAATTAATGAAATATCAGCGACTCTTCCTGTATGACACAAAAAAAGGCGGCGTCCATACGGATGCCGCCGCGCCTGTCGGTGAATGAGATACTCGCCTTATCCTGAGTCAGGTTGCAATCAGGCGAATTTGACAGACGATAGTTCTTGGCTGAAGTTCTTTATGCCCTCCTCGATTTTCTTCACGGTCTTCGGGGAAGGATGCCTGTAGCCGCTGATGTAGTGGCTAAGAATGGTCTGGCTCACTCCGGTTACTTTCTCCAGTCCGGCAAGCGTTAGGATAAACGCATATTGTTGGAGGAAAGAGGGAACGTCGTTGTAGAACTCAAAATCGACATCCGGACACTCTTTGCCCTCTTCCGCAAGCATCTGCTTTGCCTCCTCATAAGAGTTGTAAAAGTCCTCTATGGCTTCTTTGGCTGTCTTGCCTTGACCGAGAAGTCCGAATGGAATCGCTTTGTTATACTCCATTGTTGCGTCGAAGGTTCCGTCCGAACCTCTCGCGATATAAACCTTTGCCTTCATATCTGATTTTATTAATTAAATATTTGTTAAGCATTGGGGTGGGTTATAGTTCCACCCCCGATTGCTTGCTTATGTTCTCCAATGTCCGGTCTTTCGCTTCTTGGCTGCTGTGTCGCGGTATCTGGAACTTTATTCCTGTTATCGGACTGAACCACCAGTCGTGGTTTTTACCGTGCGAGAGGAAAGAGCATCCGCCTTTCTTCAGCTTCCTTATGACTTCCGAGTATCTCATTACCGTTATTGTTTTGATTGCACTGCAAAGATAAGGAATTTCTTAACATTTACCAAATTTTTGGCGATTATTTTTACTTTTTCTTTTTTCCGAAAACGGCCTCGACCTCCTCGTCCGTGTCCGGATCACGTCTGATCCGGCGGTAATCGGAGCTGAAGGTGATGCTGACAAGGCGTTCCTGATGGCAGATGCAGATCAGGCCGATGATGGCTTCGTAGTCTCGTGGTGAGACCTGAACGAGATAGTCAACCCATTCCAGAAGAGGGAGGCTCCGCAGCCACTTCACATACGCCCGCCGCCTGGCCGCAATCACATTGGCGTACCTGTTCCGGAACGCCTCCTCCTGCTCCCTGGAATACAGGACATATCTCCTCAGGTCTTCCATCACTCCTCCCAAAGTTCGGCATCGGTCTCTTCGGCTGGCTCGGCGACCGGCGGGGGAGCGCTGGCCGCCGTGCGGTTGTCACCGATCTCCAACGTGTCCGTAGAAATGTCCAGATCTATTCCGTAATTGACCTTCAGCGCGTCATAGTCAAAGACCATCGCCGTGGTGACGCGGCTCTTGCCGGTCTCCGGATTGCTCGACACGTAGGTCTTGTTCTCCAGCAGCTTGAACCGCATCGACTTGGCCGTACCTATGAACTCCGGCGAATGCTCAAGATAGTACTTCAGCGAATCCCTCGGGATCACCTTGCCGTTCACGTCCTTGCCCTCCTTCATATAGAGAGCCGAAAGCCGCTGGAAAGCCAGATAGATGTACCGCACTCCGTGCTTCGGCTCGAACGGAACATCCGACTCCTTGATGGCGAACGGACGGTCCCCGGCGCAAAGCTTATAGTCGATGTTGATGTACGCCTGCCCGGATGCCACCAGATTCTCCACAATCTCCCAGAAGCCTGAAAGCTCGTTGTTCTGCTTTGTCTTCTGGTTCTGGTCCACGCAACCCTTGCAGCAAAGCCTGAATATCTCCTCGCTGTCAAACGGCACATCGATGTCCGTCCTCAAAGCCCGGTAGGCCGCCAGCAGGATAGCCCAGTTCCTCAGTGTCCTGTCCTCGACATTGTACGAACGCACCCTGTCATTCATGTCCGACAAAGTCTCGTCCCAAACCCTTCGGAAATCCGTCTGGAACTTTGACCGCAGTTGCAGCAACTGGTTCGTCAGATGCGTAAGCCCTCGCTTCTCGGTAAGCTTCAGATTCTCGTAGTTCCTCTTCTCCTGGTCGCTGAACGTTGTCTTGCTGAATGTCAGGAACACAAGCCGGTTGAACAGAGCGATGTCGGCGGTCGGCATCTCCTGACCGCTCATCACAACCCCGCAGTCCACAGCCGTGGTCTCGCGCCTCTTGTCGTTGTCCATATTCATCCTCGAACGCCCCGCGCCGTCCCATATTCCTTTAAGGAACTCCCGCTTCTCCAGATCAAGGTTGTTCTTATATTCATCGAGATGCACCACCGCGTTGCTCACCTCCGCCACCGCCTCGGCAAGAGCCGCCTTGGTCGTGTTGTTGATGTTCGGCGCGATGTTGCCCGTCACGAAGAAGGAAGTCAGCGAATGACCCAGCTCCGACTTTCCCGTGCCCTTCGGGCCGAACAGATCCAGAATGGGGAACGATGTTGTCACCGATGTCACAACGTCCTTGAACAGCGACGCGAACAGGAAGCAAAGCGCCACCTTGGCGTTGTCCCCGAACACGGTGATGAGTTTCTCTGAATATTCCCGCAGCGTGATGGCGTTAGCCTCCGTATAGACAAATTTCCTTGCCAGCTGGTAGCCTTGGGTGTTGTCCCTTGTGTCCAGCGCGCAACCAGGAAGATAGAACTTCTGACCCTTGATGTCGATGATTCCGTACTTGTCCACCGGCTTGAACGTGCCGTTGTCAAGGCCGCCGTTGCCCCAGGCATAGAAGCCCCACTTCTTCTGCCAACCCAGCTGCTTGATCTCATCAGCCGAAGGCGTGCCGTCATAGAGGAACTTCTTCAGTGAGGTAAGCTCGTTGGCCGTTGCCTCCCAGACATAGTTCCCGGCCGTCTCGACCCTCGTTTTGAAATCCGTGAACGACACGAGCTCGCTCTGGTTCAGCTTCACCACCGCCTCCTGCATCTTGACGTTCCGCAGCGTGAATATTCTTCTGGCGTTCTTCTCGTCCCGGATGTGCAGGATCGGGGTCATCGTGAAGTTGCTCCATCTCACATCGTTCCCGGATCTTGAAGCCCCATAGTAACAGTTGTTCTTGACGTAGAAGCCATAGTTCTGGAGCATCTCCTTGGTTCCGTCCTCTTTCGCCTCCGCCCGCTCCTGATCATTCTTGGCCTTGAAATATTCCTGGTTCCAGATCCTTCCGAACTTGTAGGCCTTCGTGAAGGTCTCCCGGTACATATCAGCCGTGCTCTGGTCCGGCACCTTGGCCAGCAGCTTGCAGACCTCGGTGATCACGGCGGCCTTCTCCGTCTGCGAAGCGGCTGCTTCCATCCATCTCTTGCAGATCCAAGGAATATAATCATTCGTCCTCTGGAGGTTGCATTCGTCGAACTCGTGCTGGTGCGTCCGGAAGAACTCATCGGCATCCTTGCCAAGATCCGCCGGAAGTTCCATAACTGAGACCGAAAGCCCCGCCTCCGTCATCAGCTTGGCGTTCTTCTGGACCGCCTCGATACCGGCCTTGTCTGTGTCCCCGATGATCGTGACCCTTTCGGCCCTGGATTTCAGCAGGTCGATCTGGTCCTGAGTCAAAGCCGTTCCGCACGGAGCCACGGCATTCTTCACCCCGATCTCGTGCAACCGGCATACGTCCAGATTGCCCTCGACAAGGTAAGCCTGCTTCGTGGCGTAGATCTGCATATTCGCCTGGAGCCACCCGAAAAGGATTCCCTTCTTCTTGTACAGTTCAGTCTCCCCGGTGTTCAGGTACTTGGGAACGCCCGGCTTGTCACCGATGTACCGTCCGGAAAAACCCGCTATGTAGCCGCTTGTCCAGAACACCGGAAACATTATCCTGTGCCTGAACGAGTCATAGACCTGCCCGGTGTCCTCGTTCCTCTTGACCAGTCCTGCCGCAAGCAGCACGTCCTCCTTCCATCCAAGTCCCGTCAGGTACTGTTTCAGGCCTCCTTTCTCTGGAGCGTAGCCGATGCAGAACAGCTCGGCGGTCTCGGCTTTGATCCCGCGCTTCTTCAGGACATATTCCTTGGCTCCAGGTGATTCCTTGTACCGTTGGATGAACCACTCGGAGGCCAGCTTGTTCACCGTCATCAGTTGCGACCGTCGGAACTCCGCCGCCTTCTCCTCCGGTGTAGGCTCCTTCTTCTCGTAGTCGATTCCCAACCGTCCGGCAAGATGCTCCACCGCCTCGTAGAACGTCATCCCGCGCCTCTCCATCACAAAGCTGATGGCGTCGCCGGTACGTCCGCACCCGAAGCAGTGGTACAAATTCCTCGATGGTGTCACCACGAACGAAGGAGTCTTCTCCCCGTGGAAAGGGCAACAGCATTTGTAGTGGCTGCCTTCTCGCTTGAGCTCCACTCCCTCGTCCTGGATGATCGAGACGATGTCCCGCTCCTTGATCTGGTCTTTTACATAGTCGGGGATCATAAGTCAAATAAATCTATGGCCTGGCCATGTCCGCACTCTCGAATATCCTTTTGCAGGAATCATCGTTCACTCTATCGTTAGCCTGGTCTATCTCGAAAATCAGCTTCCTTGCGATGCCGATGTTCTGCTCAAGATGGCATTTGCGCTGGATCTCCCAAGTCTGCATCCGTACCGGTTCAAGCCCTGCGAACTCCATCAACTGGACTTCCCAAAGCTGCACGGCCATCTGGCACGCCCCGCGCAGTGCCGACCATTCCGGCCTGTCCATCTCGAACACCGAGATCAGACCTCTTGAATCCTTGTCCGCATACATGACTACCTCCTTTCCTGGAACAGTTCCTCGGCGGTGGACTCAATTCCGAAGACATCCTTCACGTACTTCAGAATCCTCTCCTGATAGAGTGGCTTTGGCCGTCTGCTGCCGTTGCACCACGAGTACGCCGTAGGGTAGGCCACCCCGTCCATCACAATCAGAGTCATCAGCTCGTTCCGCTGTTTCTGGGACGCGGTCTCCCAAATCTTCTTGATTTCCATATTCCGTTTAAGTTGTTTTTTTAATAGCCAATCTGTTTGTAATATTTGCTGTCATTCAGGCTCTCTCTCATGGCCATAATCGCACGAATGCGTTGAATGTCCTCCGGAGAGAGATTCAGTTCATCGTCGGGGGCATCGTCCGACCGCTCGCAGAATAGACGATGTTTCGAGCTGTAGGCCTGAAACAGAATGTCTATTTGGTTCTCAACCTCCCGCCGGAAATTAGCTTTGTGCCACTCAAATAGGGCGGAAAGCTCGGCGTATTGATATGCGGTCATTACGACGGAAATCGCCGTGCGGCTCATTCGACGATACGACATACTTTTTTCGCCTGTAACCCTAGCATAACACTGTGTAAAGATACGCAGGTCGATTTTGTTACGGCCGATTTCAAACCGATACCGTTCTCTCTCCTCGACAGCCAGAACTTCATCAAGGCTGACACCGTGTTCCAGACATATCCGCTCCATAATGCTCCTGGCGTTTTCGGCCTCTCCGCCAACCCCGCTTTCGGCAAGGGTAGCGATCTTACGAATCTTAGTCTTCAGGGATTCGTAGTTCTCTGTTTTATTCATTGATTTTCAGAAAAAAAAGGTAAATAAATAAACTTGAAAAATAATTGTGTAATTCAAAATAAATGCGTACCTTTGTATTGCGGTTCAGGGAGAGCCGCGAAAGAGGAATCTGAAACGCTTGAAAGGGAGTAAGAAAAACCTACCAAAGTCTTAAAAGTATGTCCGCAAGATTTACGATCAAGATTTGGAAACTTAGATTCACGATAGAAATCGCAATCTAGTTCGCCAACGGAGGCTGAGAAATCAGCCTCCCCTTTGGTAGGTGCTGCAAAAATACACAATTTGTATGCAAAACAAAAATCTGTCATCTTCACAAACTCCTTCCGGGTCTCCGTCCTGGGGCGGCGCCCGTTCCGGCGCGGGCCGCAAGTCCAAGCCCCACGGAAAGTCCTACACCTTCCAGTCCACCCCCGAGGTTGACGCGTTCCTCTCTTCCTATCAAGGCAACAAGACCGAGTTCATCAACCGGGCTATCCTGACCCTTGCGGGACAGTCTCCTCTCTCTCGGCCCTGATCTCCCATTTCGGTCTGGTGACCAGGAGCTCAGAGTATTTCTCCCTCGCCTTCTCGACCGTGTCGAAGTACCACTGGTCGATGATGTTGTAGTACGTGGCCGTGACAACGAATCTAACTTTTCCATTCATAACACAATAAATTAAGCGGCAACTCCAAAACACTGGAATTGCCGCTTGATGAAGATTGCTTCTCCTTAGTTAGCAGGGCTGCTCGAATCGCTGAACATATTCTCTGATATGGGCTATCTGGCTGGCGGAAATATTGCTAAAAGCTATTTTCTGACGAATGATCCCAGCCCCTCTTTCTCCGATTATCTTGCCAAGGGATGTGTTCAAAAACATTGATGGAACAAGAGTTACATCTTTGAAATCCAAAATGATTCTGTCCTGCTTGTCAAGATTGTCGTTCAGTACAGAGTATAGCACATCGCCAGCGTCAGGGTAATTGCGACCCTGGAATATAGTTGAAACGGAAATACGATAATCCATATTACAACAGTGTTAAAGTGTCTTCGATATAATTGTCTTCCAGATGCTCAAGTGAAATTGAATACATTATCAATGTCCCCTTGAAGTGTTTCTTTAACCTTACATATCTTTCGTTGTCCCCGGATGTGACCAGAGCCGCATCGTTGCTGATAATCCAAAGGGAATCAGGGTCAGTGCAATAGTCACGAAGATTCCCCAATCCTAAGCCGGCATTGTGCTTAGTGGATCTGATCGTGAAGCGAGGCTCCATTGCTTTCATTATTGCTTGAACGTCATCCGTTATTTCAGGTAATACTGTTCTAACGGATTCGGCAATACCTCGGCCAAAATCACATACGGAAATGAAAACCTTGTTGATACTCCTGTCATATTCGACCATAGAAAAGGCTATTCCCTCGCATAGTGAATGGTCAATGACATTGTAATAAGCCTCGGTCAGGCTACCTTCAAGCGGAGTCAGGTCTTTGGCTTGAAACCTGGTGGTTCGAAAATACTCGCTTATTCGTTTAGCGTGCATTTCCATCCCGTTGGGATCAATCTTCCATAAGTTCAGAATGTCTTCGTTGCCAGGCTTCACATAACTCTCATGTAAATTCCAGTATCTTGATATTTTGAGCTCGTTTTCAAGGTAATCTTTAATTTCTTTGCTCGTCTCCATTTGAACCAGGCATCCCTTTCGAGCGCAAGATTCAATCAGACATGCAAGAGACGTGATGTGTTCAGGTCGTAATTTATCTCGTGTAATGCCATCGTCGATATTTACTAACAGGCGGTTAACGCCGTTTTGCTCGATCATATCTCTTCCGTCGCAAATTCCGCTAAGCCAGCTAAGCCTATCGGAGGATGACAGTGTTACTACTCTGATATTTGCAACTTCAAGCAT